ATGCCAACAATGCAAAAGAGATGGTGTTGGTGGAAAACAGCTTGTCACCCGGCACAAGTGATGGTACCGCACTCGGCACCACATCTTCAATGTGGTCAGACCTGTTCTTGGCTTCTGCCGCAGTTGTTAATTTTAATAATGGTGACGCCACTTTAACTCATGCTGCTGGAAAACTTACTTTTGGTGGAGATGGCGCAGTAGAAATCGATTTTAATAATCATGAGATGACAAACGTTGATATTAATAGTGGTGACATTGGTGCAGTCACGATCTCAGCCGGTCTCACTTGGTCTGCCGCACAGAATTTGAACAGCCAAGCTTTAACCAACGTTAACTTTGATAGTGGTGATATTAACGCAGCCACTATTTCTGGTGCTCTCAGTTGGAATGCTGCACAAAATTTTAGTACCGGCACGACCACGCTAGCATCTGTTAATATTGATGCTGGTACAATCGACAATGTTTCTATCGGCACCTCTTTCGGATTGCCGTGTACTGAGTTGAGGGTTGATGATGTCCACGTTAACGGCAAAGTCATTACGATGACGGGCAGCACCGACGATACCGCAGTTTTCACTGCGGGGACCCACGGCACGCTGGACATAACAACTACTGACACCGCCGCCGCAGCCGCTGATATAACGCTAGATGCCGATGGTAAAATTGTCATTGAAGCTGTTGCTGGGGATGAAGTTGTTTTCAATGAAGGTGGCTTGGATGTGGATTTCAGAGTAGAAAGTGATAGCTATGACCATATGCTCTTCGTAAACGCTGGTAGTAATGTAGTGGGAATTAATACATCTAGCCCAGCGGCATACCTTGACATTAGGAATACTGTCGATGATGGTACGACAAACAGGACAATGCTGAGGTTGCACAATTATCGAGATGATGATGCAGATGTTAACGACTTTGGACCGATTTCTATTGATTTCGATATAGAAAATCTCGGTGGAGGAACCAAGACAGGAACCGCAAGAATAGCAGCAGTCTCATCCCCTGTCGGCACTGATCACTCGACAGTCTTAGGAGAAAAAACTAGTGCGCTGATATTTTCCACGATGAACGACGACACTTTGGCTGAAGCCCTGAGAATTAATGCTGTCGGCAACGTCGGCATTGGAGTAACAGATCCAGATACCGCGCTTGAAATTCTCAGCACAACGACTCCTCAGCTTAAAGTGTCATATGATGCTGCTGGTTATGCGTCTATAGCCGTTGCGGATGCTAGCCACACAACGATTGCTACTGCTGAAAGCGGCAATTTAACTTTAGATGCCGCAGGGAACCTCGTGCTTGATGCTGCTGGCACGGCAGAGCTTGTGGGTACAACTATCACTTTAGATTCTGGCGGTTCAGTTAACGTTGAGTCTGATGCCCTGAACATTGGCAACAATGGCGATACTGATATCGTTGTTACCTTTAGTGCTAACAGCAACGACGGCGCTCTGACGTGGATGGAGGACGAGGATGAATTTCGTTTTGCCGAGGGTGGGGTAGGGAATTCCGTAAGGGGCAAGTTTTTGCACTTCACACATCATGCCTATAACCGAACCGGCGCGCAGAAATTTTATATTCCGTTCGCGGGTACTGGTGAAGATGAACTCATATCTGCTGAATGGGTGAAGATGCTCGCGCCGTATGATGGCAAATTATTAAAAGTGATAGTTAACGGAGACGGCGTTGAGTCTCCATCTGGAATTCCAATGGGCTCGACTGTGGTGGGGCTTCACCTAGACGAAAATGACACTGCCGCTACAACTGTAACAGCGACGATTGGTCAATCCGTTGCGGGCACCGGCATCAGTACTGCATTTAATTTTACTAGTAGTAATACATTTAGCGAAGGTCAAAAGTTAAGTATCAGCGTAGACCCATCCGCCGCCCCGCTCGACATTCAAGTAACTTGCGTTTGGGAGTTTGATCAGTTGTCATAATCATGAGCGACGAACAAAATAAAATAGCGGCTATTGAGAAAGCCATAAAAGAAAAGTATGGTCCCGAAGCTATTGCACATCCTCGCGCCAACTGGGACGACGAAAAAGAACGACAATATCTTGAACAAATTAAAAAGCTTTCTAAGAAAAAACAAACCATTGCGGAACGAGATAGCAAGGTGGACAATGGCGGGTTTTTCATGTCAAAGAAACTACTTAATAGAGAATCAGAAAGAAACTGCCCTGTGTGTGATGCATATTCGTTCGATACGAAGGACGACGTTTACATGAACAAGTATGAGTGTTGCTGTAAATGTTATTTTCAGTATGTTCACGATAGGGAAGAAAGATGGAAAACAGGATGGAGACCTAACAATGGCAACAACACTTGAAATCGTAAATGGAATCTCGCAAGCCATGGCTAACACGCACGATGGCGCATTGGACGAGAAAGGAGAACCGGTTAAGACTGGATTTCTTCGCAGAGAGGAGGAAGTCACCATTCATGATCGGCGGCTGATCGATGGCTTCTCTGTTGTGTTATATGGTGATCACATCTGCTTGAAGTATCACAGTGAAATGCGTCTTAAGGAGGTACACAGCAATAGCTTTGAGACTGATATAGAGTCGATGCTGAAGCAGTGTGCGAGTTTTTTAAAGAAGCAGTACAAATCTGTAACTGGCGAGGGCTTGTCTCTTTCGGCAGTTGGGGATCCTGATATCATGGTGCAGAGTACGTCTCGGGTACGCTCATGGGTTCAAGCCAAGCAACACTTTAAGGTTGGTGGGATGGGCGAGGGCACTGAATCCGTTCCCGGCTATCAGGACGAGAACGAAAGTGAAGATCGTTTAGACGACGCAATTAAAAATTGGCTAGCCATTGGCAAGGACCAGTATCCGAAGACTAAGAAGCCTGAGAATGTTTCAGGCAAACGCGATGAGGAACCACGGTCGTGATACTTACAGGAGATCACTTAAAAAAAATCGTCAAGGAAGAGTTGGGGCGCTTTTATGAAGCGGACGCGGATCAAGGAGGTGACGAAGAATCCGCAGCCGCTGGTCAAGAGCCGTCAAGAGATGTTGAAAGAGTCGAGGACAAATTAGAACAATATTTGACACCCGTGATAGGGAAAATTAACACCCAAGACGAGCTTCGCGGTGCTTTAACTACATTTTTAAAGATGGCTACACAGAACCCGGCTCTTGGAACCAACAAGGTTAGGCTGGTGCTGGTTGCTTTAGCTAAGCAGGTTGTAGCGGATGCGAAACAGGCAAAGAAGTAAGGTAATGCATGGGGTATCAACCAACAAAGCAAGAGATGATAAAGGAGATTGTCAAGTCTGGCAAAGACCCTGTTTACTTTATAAATAACTACGCAAAAATTTCGCACCCCATGAGGGGGCTAATTCCTTTTCGGACTTATCCCTTTCAAGACGACCTACTGAGGAGCTTTAACGACCACAGGTTCAACGTGATCCTTAAGGCTCGTCAGTTGGGTATTTCCACCATTACAGCCGCCTACGTTGTTTGGATGATGATGTTTCATCGCGATAAGAATATTCTTGTGATGGCGACGAAGTTCGGCACAGCGGCAAATCTTGTAAAGAAGGTCAAGCATATCATTAGAAATCTCCCCCCGTGGCTGATGGTTGCAACCATTTCTGTCGATAACAGAACATCATTCGAACTATCGAATGGCTCACAGATCAAGGCTTCTTCGACCAGTGCAGACGCTGGGCGCTCGGAAGCGTTGTCTCTGCTTGTTGTTGACGAAGCCGCTCATGTAGAAGGGCTTGACGAATTATGGACAGGCTTGTATCCCACCTTGTCAACCGGAGGTCGATGTATTGCGCTGTCCACCCCAAATGGCGTGGGCAACTGGTTTCATCAAACATACATTGATGCTGACGCGGGTACCAATGATTTTTTTCCTACCAGCTTGACATGGGATGTCCATCCAGAAAGAGATCAGGAGTGGTTTGAGAGGGAAACTAGGAATATGTCTCGCAGGCAGATCGCTCAGGAACTTCAGTGTAACTTTAATATGTCTGGCGAGACAGTCTTGAATCCAGATGATTTGGCGAGTATTGAAGCAGATAATATTATAGAACCAGAATACCGTACAGGATTTGATAGGAACTTGTGGATTTGGGAAAGACATAACCCTGAGCACTCTTACCTTTTGGTAGCTGACGTGTCTCGCGGGGATGGTAGAGACTACTCGGCTTTTCATATCCTTGACTTGCACACTTTGAATCAGGTGGCAGAGTACCAAGGAAAGATAAACTTGGACATGTATTCGAATCTATTGAACACAACTGGTCGAGAATACGGCGACTGTATGCTCGTTGTAGAAAATAATAATATTGGGTTTGCAGTGCTGGAAAAGCTTATGGAGCTACAGTATCCGAACTTGTACCACTCGATTAAATCGACCCACGAGTATGTTGATTCATATATGGCAGAGGCTCGGAGCAATGCTGTTGCTGGGTTCACTACTAGCTCAAAAACTCGACCCTTGATTATTGCGAAACTAGAAGAATTCATTAGAAATAAACTACTTACGATACGATCTAGTAGAACCCTGAACGAAATGAAAACTTTTATTTGGAATAACGGCAAGCCCGAGGCGATGCGTAGCTATAATGATGATCTTATTATGAGTTTGGCAATTGCTTGTTGGGTGAGAGACACGGCTCTGGTGATGAACCAAAGAGATACAGAATATAAAAAGGTTTTCTTAAGTTCAATGGGAAAATCGTCTACAATATTAGATACTACAATTCCCGGTATGGCGGGTCATAAGAAACAGTCAGCAAAAGATGCCCTCAACGAACGTCGAGAGTTTGCTTGGCTTTTGAAGGGATAATAAACGATGGCAACAAACGAAAACAATCCTAGAAATCCAGAGTCTCCTCTCTTTAAGAGGCTTACTCGATTATTTTCTGGTCCTATTGTAAACTACCGGGCGCAAACCCCCCGCGCATCACGCCGCCGACAGCTAGACAAGTTTAGATTTACATCTACTAGCGGACAGCAGTTCAAGAAGACACAGTACAATCCCTTTGAGAGCCTTTCTAGTGCTTACATGTCAAATCAGAATCGTGGCGACCGTTATGCAGATTTTGATCAGATGGAATACACTCCTGAGATCGCTTCGGCTCTTGATATTTATGCAGATGAGATGACAACATCGACAAGCCTGCAACCATTGATGGCTATTGACTGCCCGAACGGGGAGATCAAATCTATTCTTCAATCTTTGTATAACAATGTTCTAAATATTGAATTCAATTTATTTGGATGGTGCCGTACCATGTGCAAGTATGGGGACTTTTTCCTGTATTTGGATATCGAGGAAACCGAGGGGATCAAAAATGCTATTGGTTTACCTCCGCATGAGATCGAGAGACTAGAGGGTGAGGATAAAACAAATCCAAACTATGTCCAATTCCAGTGGAACGGCGGCGGCTTGACATTTGAGAACTGGCAGGTAGCGCATTTTAGAATCTTAGGAAATGATAAGTATGCCCCATACGGCACATCTGCCTTGGAGCCTGCAAGACGAATATGGAGACAGCTTACTCTTCTGGAAGATGCCATGATGGCTTACCGTATTGTTCGCTCTCCAGAGCGTCGTGTTTTTTATATTGATGTTGGCAATATCGCTCCGAATGATATTGAGCAGTATATGCAGAAGGTCATGACTCAGATGAAACGCTCACAAATTGTTGATCCTGATACGGGTCGAGTTGATTTGCGTTACAATCCCATGAGCGTTGACGAAGATTATTTTATTCCCATGCGCGCTGGTCAGTCTTCTAGGGTTGAAAGTTTGCCCGGTGGAACTTATACTGGCGACATCGACGATGTTAAATATCTGAGAGATAAGCTGTTTTCGGCGTTAAAGGTGCCGATGTCTTATCTATCTAGGGGCGAAGGCGCGGACGAAGATAAGTCAACGTTGGCGCAGAAAGATATTCGTTTCGCTAGAACAATTCAACGTTTACAGCGTGCAATCATCTCTGAAATAGAAAAGGTGGGGATTATTCACTTGTATACGATGGGCTATCGCGGAGATGACCTAGTTTCATTTAAACTTAAATTGAATAATCCGTCAAGGATTGCCGAGCTTCAAGAGCTAGAGCACTGGCGTACCAAATTCGATGTGGCTGGCGCAGCCACTGAGGGGTACTTTAGCAAGCGCTGGATCGCGAAGAGCATCTTTAATATGTCCGATGAAGAGCACCTTAAGAATCTTCGTGAGATGTTCTTCGACAAGAAACACGAAGCGATGCTTGAGGCAGCGGCTGAAGAGGACGCCGGTCCTGCCGGTGAAGGCGGCGAAGAAGAAGGCGGCGAAGAATTCGGCGGCGGTGGAGGAATGGATCTTGGCGGCGAAGAAGAGGGCGGCGAAGAAGAGGGCGGCGAAGAAGAGGAGGGTCCACTCCTTGCTGCGCCAGCCCGACGTGATGAT